TTCTAATATATTTTCTGATAATTCTAAATATTCTGTCCAATTCATATATTTTATATAAGAATTGGACAGATATGTTTATTTTTAGAAGTCGAAATCTTCATCTCCGCCACCATCATCGCCACCAGCATCACCACCACCAGCATCATCTCCACCACCGAAATCATCATCGCCACCAGCATCATCTCCACCACCGAAATCATCATCGCCACCGAAATCCATGTCACCACCTTCATCACCTCCTTCGCCTTCTTCCCCGCTACCACTAGAGTATTTAGTGAAGAATGATTCGTTTTCTTGTTTATCTTCCTCTGATAATTTAAGTATATTTTTGACAACCCATTCTATATGAAAATATGGATTACCCTCACTATCTTGTAGAGATGCTAACATACTTGATGCTATCTCAGTTCTTTTTTGTAGATTATTTAATCTTTTCCATTCTTCGAAAAGTTCTTTACTATTAAATTCAACACCTATACTTTTCAAAAACTTATCATCATCTTTAAGTTCAGGAAATTGTAAAAGCATTTGTAATTTAAGTGGCTTATTTAGGGATTCTTTAAACCCAGTTCTAAGTCTTGATATGAAATTAGCAAATTGAACCTCATCTCTTGTCATCTCAGATGCATCTGAATAGATACTACCACCACCATTATCTCTATCAAAACGAGTAAATGGTATTTGTGAAGCTCTTTTTAAAATATTAAAGAACCAAGTCAGTATATCAGATTCATTTAAATCATGACCCTCTGGTGAAACAACCTCTAAATTTGGTGTTCCAGATTCTCCTTCGGGAAACCAAACTTGTTTATTATATGGTAGGTGTTTAGATCCATTTATTTGGACTGTCCCTAGCATATCATCCCATTCAATTTCCTCTGAATAATCAGCAATCATTTGAGATATTTGTTCTTCTGCCCTTTGTCTTGATAGACCTTGGATAGGAACAGTGAATTTTTGATAGTGAGTAGCGTTTATCATGTTGAACATGATACGTGTTTGTTCTATTATCTTTAATTGGTTATATGGTCTTATTAACCCCTCTACGTAACTTGTTTCTGTATAATCATCACCTGATGCATATGAAACGTGAATTATCTGAGAATCTAAAAGAATTCTTCTTAAAGTTGGATCTTCTGGGAATTGAATCCATATATACCCAACGCTAGGCTCATAACCAGGAACTAATGTAGCTGGATCTAACCTTTCAAACCCTATAATATTTTGTTGTTTGTCATCATAAACGATTTCAAAAGATAGATACCCATCAATTATAAACGTTCTAAAATTATCCCAACCAAGTTTACCATCATTGTAACCATAAGAGTTATAAACTTTATCAAATGCTTCCATGTAGGCATCTTTAATTTCCTGTGAGTATTCATCTGGTAAAGGCTTAGGTCTACAAAATGCATCATCATCATCATATATTATTGACTCATCACAAACTTTTGTTACAAAATCTTTAATTTCATCTTTAATAGAATATTCTCTTAATATTCTTCTCTTATCAGCATAACTTCTATCTAAATATGGTATAGATTTCCTGCTAAGCATCGATGCCACAGCTCTTTGTGAGAAGAAATCATACATCGATGTATCTTTCATCATATTAGGATCTTCATTAACACCAATAGCAACCCTATTTTTTGAAATCATATCATCATACTTCATCCCCCAATTAGAGAGATTTCTTAACATATTGCTAACTAATCCTTTATTTTGAACATTTTGATTGTCTATTTCTCCTCCACTTCCGTTTAATGGGTTATAACTTGCCATGAACTATTGTAATAATTTTTATGAGTTATATATATAAAAGACTTTCCTCCTTTTTTATATATAACTTATGAAAAGGTGCAGTAAATGTAAATCAAATAAAAAAATCACTGAATTCAATAAATATAGTCGTAGTAAGGATGGTCTAAAATACTCATGTAGGTCATGTGAGAAGGTATATAGGGAACTTAATATAGAAAAAATAAGATCAAAAGATAGAGAAAATTATAGACTAAATAGAGAAGAAATATTAGAGAAGTCAAAATTATACTATAATGATAATAAAGAAAGGATAAAGGATAGACAGAGGGAATATTATTATGATAATAGACAGAAGATGTTAGATTATCAGAATAATTATCAAGATAATAATAAAGAAAAAAGAAATCTATATTTGAAAAATAGGAGAGATAATGACCCTTTATTTAAATTATCCGTTAATATCAGAAATTCTATAAACAATTCATTCTATAATAAAAATTATATAAAAGAATCCAAAACCACTGAAATATTAGGGTGTTCATTTGAATTTTTCATGGAATACTTAGAAAGTAAGTTTGAGGATTGGATGTCATGGGACAATAGGGGGTTATATAACGGGCAGTTTAAACATGGATGGGATATAGACCATATAATACCAATATCATCTTCTATAAATGAAAAGGATTTATTAGAGTTAAATCATTATACTAACTTACAACCCTTATGTAGTAAAGTCAATAGAGAAATAAAAGGTGATAAAAAGATTTCACCTCCCTTTTAATTTTTCAACATATTAATATACTTTTCAGATATCACAACAAACTTCAATCCCCTATTTTTTGAATATTCTATAGCTTGTGTCCATTTAGACATATTAGCATTCCACATATTCATAGCATATTCGAAGCTTTCTAATTGTTTCTTAGTCGTATTTTTTGGAAGTTGTGGTTCTTTTGTTTCAGAATAAGGTTTTATTTCAGCTAAAACTTTAGATATATCACCATTTGATTTTTCTAACTCATAGTAAACATCAGGATAATATCTATGTTCTGTTTCTTTCCATTGGTTTTCGCCCCATTTCGTCTTTTTAACTGATCTTTTTTTATATGGTATTTCTACAAATTCAGCTCCCCACCTCAAAACTCTAGGATATTCACCTTCGGGTTTACATGACATCAAATCTAAATATTTGTATATTTTATATTCATATCCACTTCTAAAATAAATACCACCTTTGGAATTCAATTTCACAACACTATCTTTATTCTGTGGTATGAAATTACCTTGTTTATATCTTTTCTTACCATTCTTATTGGTAGGGTTATTTGGAGTATTATTTATCATAATTTATATATTTAAATTCTCTTTCTTCTTTCTAATAATTAATTGTTTTCAGGAGGATCAAGTTTTTCTCTAACTCTTTCATCTTGAAGTAATAATTCAACTGTATCAGTATGACCATTTTCAGAAGCCCATTCAATAGCATAATTATCATCAGCAGTAGGATCTACCCTTTCATCTTGAAGTAATAATAAGACTAGCTAACTCATCATTATCCGAAAACATTGACATTGTAAGCGAAACTGGAATATGGATTAGTGAATATTTTCTCGTGTTATTATTTAAACCAATTATTTTTTAACCAATCAAAAGCTTTATTAGGGTTATTAAATGTTTCAGCAGCTCCTGATGATTGCATACCCCATTGATACTTATTATTTTTTTCATTAATTAGGATATAAGGTTTATTTAGAGCGTAAGCCATTCCCATTTCATAAGTCATACCAAAACCTGATTTATTATCAGGGGTTACCCAAGCTATAATAAAATCAGACTTTTTCACCATTTCAACTTCGAGGTCAAACCAATTATCTTTTTCTGTAGCATTTCTAGGATCTAACCAATTAATATCAAAATCTTTGAATTCCTCTATAACTATATCACGCCACCCTGACCATCCACCAGCTAAATAAATAGATGGGGTATTAAATTTCTTTTTAGCTGCACTAAGTTCATGGTAATCAACCTCATGGGGTTTATTTTCATTTGTTTTAAATTTTCTTAAATGTTTCATAGTTATAAATTTTTTAAAGTTTTAACCCATTTTGAATAAGGTGTAACTTCTTTTTCTCTGGTTTTACTTTTAGCAGTTTTTACTTCTCTACTTTTAGAATCTTTAGGTTCAACTAACTTTTCTTCTATCTTCTGTATAAAATGAGTTCCATTTCCATCTTCGATCATGACTCTTAGTCCAGTTTCCTTTTTAAATTCTTCTCATATGAAACAAGAGAAATTATTTAAAGATGTTGAATTGAAAGTTAGAGAAGAAAAACTAATTGAAAAACGATATGGTATTGATAAGATACCTGACGGAGAACCAACTTTCACAACATC